ACCTCCAATACCGCCTCGCGGCTGGACCGCCCGCCAGTGCCGCTTGGGTGGAATGTCAGGCACGGCTTGGGCGCGTACGGCATGCGAGGCCAGTCGCCAGGGATCTCTCCGGCCGCTACGCCGACATCGTCCCCGTTCGTCGCGTTGTACGGCGAGCCGGAGTACCGGTTGTCCGAGTTGGCATCCCAGAGCCGGCCGACATCCGCGTAGGATGCGAACTGCGAGCCTCGCGTCCAGTACTGTTTGATGTACGCGGTCGTATCGTTGTCCGATTCGCGGCCGGGCAGTATCACATCCGAGGCCGCAGAGGTCAGGAGTGCCGGGTCCCATAGGGGAAAGAGCGGGACGGTGATCTCGACGATCTCCCGGCCGCCGGCGACGATGGGGCGTGTGACACAGTTGGCCGTCGATTCGGCTATCTGGCAACTGAAGAGGTCCGTCTTTTCGAGGTCGAGGTCGGCCAGGACCGGTTCATCATTGGCATCGACGCCCGCCAGCGCCTGGTGCTTGAGGGTCCGCAGCGTGCCGGCCGACCAGGCGACCACCTCGATCTTCGTGGTGGCCAGTGCATCGGCGGCCGCATCGACATCGGCGAACGATTCGTAGACGTCATAGCCCGCCTGCCGGCAGATCATCGCCAGGGCCTCCCAGAAGTTTTTGCCGTTGACGTCGTAGGTGATCGGGGCCGCCGGCGCCTGGACGGCCGCATCGGTCATCTCGAAGTTGGTGACCCACTTCTCATCGTTATAAAACGCCTGCAGGTACCTGATCGCCTGAAAGAGCGTCCAGTACTCGGCGTCCGGATCGCCGTCGTATGTGAAGACGGGCACAGGGGTGGCCTCGCCGCCCACGGCGATACCGACACGATACTGCCACTTGTAGATGTACTCCTTGCAGCGGTTCGGCCGGCCGCCCGCGTTGAAGTCGCATCGCAGGCCGGTGCAGTGGATCAGATCGTCCCAGTTCCGATCGGCCGCCGAGGGCGTCATCCACCGGCCGTAAACACACGTGTCGGCCGCCAGCCGATGCGCGTTGCTGCAGGCGGTGACCACCATCGCATCGGCCGCCCCGGAGTAGTGCATGTCGCAGTCGACCAGGAACCCGCAGAAGATGCACGTGCGGTCCGATACCTTCGCCTGGTCGGTGGTCACCCGGACGTTGTCATACCCGCGAATCGACTGCCGCCATTGCCACGAGAACCGCTTGGTCACGGAGACCAGGTGCAGCTTGGCCCTCGTGATGTCAGGCGCTATCCGCTCGACGGTCTGATGGCAGGCGAGTATTTCGTTGGACCGCTCCCACGCCTCGACGACCGTGGCGGCCGCCTGCAGGCCCCACAGTTCCGTGCGGTAGCCGATGGCCGACCGCGTCAGGCGTCTCGCTCGTGTTGTCCGTTCAGTTACCATCTCTTCTTTTTCGCAGCGGATGAATCGGATAAACACGGATCGACGACGGCTTGGTTAAAACCAAAGGTCCTATCTGTGTTCATCCGATTCATCCGTTGCTTCCGTGGCTTCCGTTGCTAAAATATTTCTCCGGTCAGTTCCCTGACCACGCAGTCGTATTCCTGCCAGGTACCCCACTTGTCGCCCAATCGATGGTAGTCGCGGGGCCCGATGCGGCGGAACGAGACGATCACCAGCTGCGTACCGCTGTGGCCCTGGGGATCTTCCCACGTCGAGGCCGTGCCGGCCTTGCGCAGATCCTCGATGACGCCCTCGAGCACATCGGCGGCCGCATCGGCCAGCGCCTGGGTATTGAGTGTCGCGGCGACCTTGAGAACGGCCGGCCCGCCTTTGCCGGTGATCCGGCCGGTCCTGCCCGCATTGACCAGCGGCCACCGCGCCTCGCCGTTGGTACCGGCGGTCCGGATCGTCTTGGCCACCTGCTCGGCCTCGCCCCACCGCCAGGCGTGCGGGCCCGATCCAAATATGTCGTCGCCGCCTACGTTCTCGCTCATACTCTCACGCCGTTTCTATTCCATTCCTGTCGGCTGCTGCTGCCCGGCCGGGTCGGCGTGCTGGCCGATGAACTGCACGCCGCCGTTGTATGAGTTAACCGTTACGCCCTGGCCCTGCGCAAAACCGAACGCGCCTCTGACCGTGGACTCCGCGTTGCCGTACATCTGGTACCCTGCGGGTATGTCGCCGCTGACGATTCCGCGATTCTCGAATATCTCCTCGCGCCTCCTGGCTGCCTCGGCCCTGGTTTCCGCGCTCAGGGATTGATTGATCTCTATGGCCCGGAGTACTCGCTCCAGTTCCTTGAGCATGTACATCCTCTTGGCCTGTTCCTGTCCGCCGCTTGGTCCGAAAGGTATGGCCGGCATGTCTTCCAGGACGCCGGGTATATCCTGGTCCAGACCCCGCATCCTCGCTACCTCTCCGACCGACAGATCCTCGACAATCGCCATGAGCGCCTGTTTCCGACTGGCCTCTTGTCGAGCCTGCTGTTTGGCAAGCCTGGCAGAGTAAGCTGCGGCCTCTGGCGTTTGCCTCACTCCTGCGTACCTGTCCGACACGCCACCCCAGGCCGCGCCTCCGATCTGTCCGCGAAGGCCCTTCATCCTGGCCTGGACTTCGGGGTCGAACGCCGCGCCGTAGACCTGGGCCAGTTCCGGCGAGAGCCCCAGGGATTCGGCCATGGCCATGCCCGCCTGCGGCCCGCCCCTGGTCATCGCGCCCGCGATCTGACGCGACTGGAACTCCATAACCTCGACGGCCGAGAGGTCGGCGACCTTCCGGCCCGCCTTCTCGGCATACTGCTCGAGCGCATCGCCCTTGGTACCGGCGGCGCGTATCATCCGCTCGAGCGCCGTTCTCAGCCTTGACGGCTCGCCGATGCGAAAACTCATTGCCGCCGCCTGCGCCATGAAGTAATCGGCTGGTATGCCCGCCTTGACTGCCAGGGGCAGAAGCGTCGAGAGTATGCCGCCGAGAGATTCGAGGCTCAGGCGCGACTTGCCCGCCGCCAGGCCCGCCTTGGCGTAGAACCGCTTGAACTCCTCGGGCGTCTTGGCCTGGCCGGATTCGTACGCCGCGATCGCCAGGCCGGCCCCCGTCCGGCCGGACGTTCCGAACGCCCGCATGGATGTGAACATCGTATCCTGGATCTGGCCGAACGCCTTTCGTCCTCCGACCTGATCAGGCCCCAGCCCGCTCTCCATCTCGAACGCCGCCGTCCTGGCCTCCTCGGGCGCAATCGAGTATTTGCGGCCGGTTTTGTACATCCACTTGACCGTGGCGGCCTCCGACTCACCGCGAATCTGCGCCAGTTGCGATGTGCCCGCCTGCCGCGAGAGGTCCACGAACTCCCTGTACGCATCTCGCATCTCTTTGTGGATTCTGCGGACATAGTCGTATGATTCCTTGAGCCCTGCGGCGACAGCCGCGATGCCTGCGGCAAGGCCGACCTTCCAGTTGGTGAAGACCGACTTGTTGACGCCCAGGCCGCGTGTCAGACCGTCGACGGCCTCGTTAGCCTTCCCGATGCCCTTCCCGGCCTTCTTGGCGTCGGCGCCGAGTTGACGTTCAGCGCCCGCAGTGCCCTTGATGTCGGCCGCCGCCTGCTTGGCGCCGGGCGCCTTGATCTTGATGTTGATGTCTTTTGCCACGGGTGTCACCGTAACGGCTCTGCCACAAAGGGCACAAAGGTCACAAAGGGGTCACGGCCTCAAAACAAGAGCCATGCCGTTGTCACGCCGTCAAGCACCAGCCGCCCAGACCATCATGGTCGCCAGCGTGTCGCTGTCGCCGAAGAGTGCCGGTCCCTCGATACCGAACGGGGCGACCTTGCCGCCGCCGTCGCGCTCGGGTATGTCGACATCCGACAGGATGGTCGTAAGCATGACATCCTTGACCGTGCACTTCTCGAGCGCCCCGGCGGCGCCGATGGCCTGGACGACCACATCGTCGGCCGCATCTCCGATCAGGGCGATCAGCGCGTTCTGATTGTGGCCGAAGAGGCGCACCCGAACGTCGGAGTCGACGACGGCCGCATCCTCGACGCCGCCCAGGATGGGATTGCGGGCTTCCTTGCCGGTCGACCTCGGCACGATCTGGGCGTGCGTCAGGCCGTCGATCCCGGCCGCCGCGTGGGTCGCGCTTCGGCATGCGTAAATCTTGTTTCCTTCACCAGCCATGGCTTACTCCTAATTCATCGTTAGGGCCGACAGTTTTCAGTCGCCGGCCGTTAAACTCGCTTCGCTCTTCTTTGTGTTCTTTGTGCCCTTTGTGGCCATGCCGTTATCACAGCGCATCGGCGACGACGATCTCCATCGCCCCGACGGCGCCGATCTTCCGCAGCGCACCGCCGGACGCCAGCGTGTGCCACGTGTCCCAGATCGGCAGGTGGACGCGCCCGCCGATGTTTCCGGCGGCGATCTTGGCGTCGATGTTCGCGGTGATCGCCTTGAGCAGGTCGATCAGCGTCTCATCGGATTCATCATCGCCCCGGAAGGCGACGAGCTGCAGGAGCACATCGACGTGCCAGCAGTCATCCTCGGTGCGCCTGAGCCGGGAGATCGAGATGCCCAGGACCGGGAGATTCTTCTCTTTCACCGGATTGATGACCTCTCGCCTGACGGCCTTCAGCGTCTCGGAGACCAGGGTGTTCAGGCCCGTCTCGATGTTGGCCAGGCATGTTGATATCTTATTCGCCATCTCTAACTCGCAACGGCGCTTCGCTTGTTAAACCGCTAGCGGTTTCGCGCGCCGTCAATTCCATTTGTCCGTCCACGTGTCCATCTCGGCGCCGAATGCATCGGTCATCGTCGGCAGTGCCGCCGCCGCGCCCTTGTCCAGCCACCGGAAGGCGGGGATCTTCACCGATGGGACCAGCACCCAGTGCAGCTCGAAGCCGCGCAGATCGCCGCGCTTCATCAGCTTGCGGACCAGCAGCGGCGGCTTGTCCTTGCGCGGTATCATTTCGAGCCCGTCCATGTCACGAGGCGATTCGTGGCGCTTCGCCTCATCACTGATCGGCACGGCCAGTGCCCTGGCCGTCCTGGGGAAGATGGTCCCGCCGTCATTGAGGATGCCCGCGTAATCTGCAGCAGGCGAATCGGCCGGTATGCCCATCGCCGCGACCGGCCCGCGCGGGTCGATCATCCAGCCGGCCATCTGGGCGGCCAGGCCTTCTCCCTGATGCTGCATGATCAGGCCCAGTTCGCCCATAATCAGTTGCCCGCGAATGTCCTCGGCACCGAAGATGGCCGCGTTCTCGAGCGCGTCGGCCATCACGCCGGGCCCGCGCGCAGCGGCGCGGCTGTGGGCGTCGATCAGCGCCTGCGACTCGGGGCTTATTTCCATTGTGATGATCATTGTCGTCCGCTGTTAAACCGCTAGCGGTTTCGCGCGCCGTTCTCAAAGCATCCGTCGATAGCCCTTCATCGTCGCGGCGACGTCGGGCAGCATTTCATCCTTGGCGTACGCGCTGATCGATCCGCCCTGGGCGGACTGTCCCGAGAGGCCCAGTTGATCGCGCCTTTGGTAGGTGTACGATGCCTGCCTGATCGCCACCTCGACGATCTCTGCGGGCAGTTCGGTCTCACCGTCGCCGGCCACATCGCCGGGCAAAACGTAGCCGGCGTCAAAGGTGATCTTGATGGTGCGAAAACCCCGCAGCCACCAACCCACGCGCCGGACCTCGCCGCTGTCGGGGTCGAACTGGAAGTCGTCGTTTTCAGTCAGTGCCGTGGCGCTGGAGAAGGCCCCGTACAGCGCCTCCTTGATCTCGTCGATCGTTACTATCGGGTAGCGAGTGAGCCAGATCGACGAGTCGCGGGCGCCGCGAACGGTCTTGTACTCGACGCGGCCCTCTTCCAGCGCGAGCATGCGGCCGCATCCGCCGGCGCCCTGGAGTTGTCCCGAGACGCCGGTAATGATCGCCGTCAGCAGCGCATCGGACGCCGAGTCGCCGATTGACTCTCGTGCCTTCAGTTGTGCTAAGGTGCAGAGGCTCATGGTAGTTTCTCTTTGGCAGCGGATGGACGCGGATGAATCGGATTGACGACTTGGTTAAAACAAAACGGCTTATCCGATTCATCTGTGTTCATCCGTTGCTAATCCTTCTTTGCCTTACCCTCGACCAGTTCCACCTGGCCGGCGGCCACGTGGGACGGGATCAGTGAGATCTCCATCGGGAAGACCTCGCCGCGCGGGTGCTTGCCGCCGTGGCAGAAGCACTCGGGGCAAGTGACCTTTACCGGGACCATCTCGGCGTTGTCGCCTTCGCGGACCGTGATCTTGCTCTTGCAGTCCTTTCGGATCTGCTCGACTGTCAGTGTCGGTTTCGGCATATCGTTACTCTCCTTCGCCGTCAATAAGCCCCGCCCCGGCGGCCGGGCGTGTTCCGGCCGCCGGGAACGGGTGGTTGGCGCTGAAACCACACTAGCGGGCTTCAGCCGTAGGTTTTACTACCGTCTCTCCAGGCCGTTCTTTGTGGCCTTTGTGACCTTTGTGGCCAGGCCGTTCGCCGCTCTTGTCGGCAGCGCCCAACTGCTGCTTGTCGCAGGGCGCCACGGCCTGTTTGTGTACTACGTAGCGCCGGATCATTTGGCGGCCTCCATTCCCACGGTCGAGCCGTCCGGTGCGGCGCCGAGGATCTCGCAGTCGCCGGGCCCGTGTGCGATCGCCCGCTCTCGCGGTATGATCGCCGTTCTCGGCTTGACCTTGCCGGACTTCTGATCGATGTCCGGAGCGATCCGGATACCGCCGATCGACATGGCCGCCAAGACCTTGACCCTGACCATTTCTGATTTTGATTTCTGTTCTGCCACTGTTATGTCTCCTGTCTGCCAGGGGCGGACGTTCTTAGGTCGTCCGCCGTTAAAAAAGACTCAATCCGATTCATCCGTGTCCATCTGTTGCTAAGCCGTCTTACGGCGTCACCCAGACGCAGAGTACGTAGATGCGTGCATCGCATCCGCCTGCGGCGTCTTCCAGCGCGATCAGGCGGAGCACGTTGGCGGCCACCACGTCGGTGAAGCCGTCGTCGAGGGTATCGAACTCGCCTCGCACCCCGTCGTTCACGCCGTTGAGTTCTTCTTTGACGAATATGGGATTCGCGCCGTTGTTCGACAGGGTCAACTCGTCGCTGGCGTGTGCCCCGTTGCCGACCGTCTTGAAATACCATGCGTCCAGGACTCTCAACTTCTTGCCGGTCGGGACGGTATAGTCCAGATTGCCGGCGGCCGCAGGCTCGAAGAACACGATGAACGGTATGCCCACGGTAGAATCGTCGACGGCAGTCATCACCTTGGGCACGCCGACGCCGAGGTCCTGGACGGTGTTGTCGTCTCCGTCCACGGTCTTGTTGGTCAGGGTGTCGGTGGTGTCGCGGGCGACCAACGTATCGGTCCCCAGAGGCAGCGTGAGCGTCCCGGCGGCCCCGTTGGAGTTCTGGACCGTCGTGATCGCAGTTCCGGTGTCGATCGGGTCGATCCTGATCCCGCCGGACGTCGTGCCGTTGGCCTCGACGTACCCGGCCCCTGCCGCCAGAGAGATATCCATCCCGGCCGCGACGGTCACATCGCCGTTCAGCGCGATAGCGCCTGTGCCGGTAGTGAACGTCCCGGTACCGGACATGCCGATGTCCATGTCGGCCGCGACGGTCACATCTCCGTTCAGCGAGATCGCGCCGGTCCCGGTAGTGAACGTAGCGGTGCCGGACATGCCGATGTCCATATTGGCCGCGACGGTCACATCTCCGTTCAGCGCGATCGCTCCGGTCCCGGTAGTGAACGTCGCGGTACCGGACATGCCGATGTCCTTGTTGGCCGCGACGGTCACATCTCCGTTCAGCGAGATCGCGCCGGTCCCGGTAGTGAACGTCGCGGCGCCGGACATGCCGATGTCCTTGCCGGCCGCGACGGTCACATCTCCGTTGAGCGATACCGCTCCGGTACCGGTGGTGAACGTGTTGGCGCCGCTGATAACGACGGCACCTCCGAGCGTGAGCCTCTGTTCGGCGACAGACGGCGCGACGATGACCGTTACGGTCTCATCGGCGTCGGATGCGGCCGTCAAGGCTATGGCGGCGACACGCTGCGTGCTGGCGTCGTCGGTGTCCAGAACGAACGACTTGCCGCCGGTCCCGCTGGTAAGCAGGTCGCCGACGGCGTTGGCCTCGCCAGACGTTACGGTCGTCATCGTCCCTACCGGCGCCCACCTGGTGGCCGCATTGGCGGCCGCCGTCCGTTCGCAGACGCCGACGATCATGTCGGTGACCGCCGAGGATGCCACGATGGTGCCGGCGGCGCTGAGTTTAACGAACCGCCCGGACGTCACACCGCCGCTGCCGGCCTTGCCGTTGGCCGAGCCGGACATCGGCGTCGCGGCGTATGCCGTCGGCGTTGTGGGCGGGACGATAAATGTCAGTGCGATCGCGGCGGTCAGGACCGCCGCCGTGAAGAATGTTGGCTTTTTCATCTCAATACTCCTTACTGGGCCGACATTTTTTAGTCGCCGGCCGTTAAACAAAGTTTCTCTATCCGCGTTCATCCGCGTTCATCCGTTGCTAAAGCCGTTAAGACGCCGCCGTCTTGGCGGTGATTATCGCGTTGGTCTCGGCCTCGACGATGTCGACGTGCATGACGGCGCGCAGCATGTGCATGTCGGACTCGAACAGCACGTGTTCGGAGGCCGCGATGTTGATGTCGCGCAGCATCCCGCAGATGTGGCTCTGGCGCAGGTCGCCGAAGAATGCGTACTTCGTGGCCGTCGTCACGCTGCCGGCGGCGACCATCGTGTTGCCGAAGTCGAACGGGTAGCCGTCGATGTTGGCGGGCATCTCGCCGTTGGCCCGCTCGAAGATCGGCATCTCGTCGGAGTTCCTCTTTCCCCGCAGCGACATCAGGACCGACAGGCTCATGCCCCACTTCGGTTCCCGCATCGCGTAGTCGACCGTGATCCCGGCGATGGCGTTGGACAGGTCGACGGCGTCCAGTGTCGCCAGTGAGACGTTGCCCGATGCGGCCGCGACGGATGTGATATTGGCCGACTGCATGATGCCCGTGATCCCGCCGTAATCGGCCGAACCGTCGCCGTTAATAGCGGCGTTGTCGAGCGCGTACTGCAGTGCGTAGACGAGTTCGGTACCCAGCCAGTTGCCAAGGTCTACCAGGAGGCTCGACCGCAGGAACTCATTTGGCATGGCGACCAGGGCCATCAGCTTCTCTGGCGTCAACTGGATCAAGTCCAGTGTCGGCGTGCTGCGCGTGCCCTGCGCGCCTGCGGCCGTCCAGTATGCCGTCAGGCCGGCGGTGCGCTTGGGTATATTCATCGTGCCCAGGCCGACCAGGGGCAGGCGGCGCATCTGGGGAAAGAAGACGCCCGTGGCCTCGACGTTGCGGATCAGTTCCGGGCGGAACTCGTCGGCGATGATATAGCCGCCGGATGCATCAACGTTGGGGTCCAGGTCCTTCTGGCGCTTGATGACATCCTCGGCGATGTCCTTGACGTACTTCGGGCATTCGTCGAGCTTGTTCCACGTCTTCAGGGCCTTATAGGCCATGAACGCGCCGAACCGCTTGGCGTCCGCATCGTCCAGGAATGCCCGGTTGTCCTTGAGCATCTCCAGGCGTGCGGTCTTGCCGCCGGGCACGATGATCCTGCCTCCGACCACACCCAGACCGGCGGCCGTGATCCGCCTGGTCTCTTCGGCGGCCGCATCCAGCTCCTTGCGGAGCTGATCGGTCTGGCTCTTGAGTTCGGCGATCTTCTCGGCCGCCGTATCGCCGTTCGCTTCGAACGCCTCCAGGGCCGCCTCGGCTTCCTTGAGTTTTTCGGCGAGTTTGGCCTCGTGGCCGTCGCCGCGCTTGGCTGCGGGCATGGACGCCAGTGCGACCAGCGCCGCGAACATTTTCAATATCTTTGTCATGTGCTTGCTCCTATCTTCTGTTATTGGTTCGCTACTCGACCGTGCAGCCGCCCGCCGCCGCCAGAAGGTCGGTACAGGCGTCCGCGACTCTATCGTCGCCCTGACCATCCCCATTGCCCGCATCACCGCCGGGATCGCCCTTCTCGCGGTCAAGGCATCCGCGATCCGAGCCGCCTGCGTTGATGTCTCCGGTCAACAGGGACTTGATTTCGTGTAATGCATCGTCCAACTGTTCGGCCAGGCCGTTCATGTGGACTTCGATCTTCGTATCGAGTGCCCCCAGGAGTTCGGCCGCCATCTTGTCACCAATCGCCTCGGACAGAGCCTCGACAAACTTCGCCAGGCGCTCGTCGGAAGTGCCATCCTTTTGGCCGCCGACATCGCCGAAGAACTTGGCGGCCAGCCCCTGCAGCGATTCGCGGTTGGCCGGGCAGGGTACCGCCGAGATCTCGATCAGTTCGACCTCGGTCAGGACCCAGAGCTTGTCGTCATCCTTCTGTCCGGCAAGCGGTTTCTTCAGATCGGGGAACTCCTTGATAATGTCGGCGACCGTGCCGTAGATGTAGCGGATCGGAATGAAGCCGATGGAGAAGGCGATCCCCTTGCCCTCGCGATCCGATGCGATCTGCCACCACTCATCGGCGGCTGCCGTCCGGGCGAACTTGAATTTGCATTTGACCTTCTCCGCGTCGATCTTCATATCGACTACCCAGCCGATCTGCGACGGGGCGCCTTCGGATGTCCGGTGCGTGTGCGCCGAGAGGAACGGCGCGTTGGACGCCATGAACGCATCCGCGTGTGCGGCTATCGCCGAGGGCAGTATGATGTCGCCGTGGCGGTCGAGATTGATCGTAGAGGCCACGCCGTCGATCGTGCGATTCTCGACGTCTACGGCGCATGAAAAGCCCTTCATAAAGCGGTCTTTAGTGTCCGTTGAACCGCGCTTAAAGGTGCCTTCTTTCAGGTCGGGCTGCAGTGTTGTCTTAGCCATTATCATTATCCTCTTGAGTCTTTCGCCACAGATGAACGCGGATAAATCGGATTCACGACCTGGTTAAAACCAAAGGCCGATCCGTGTTCATCCGCTGCAAAGTCGTAGCCGTCGTATGATTCGATGATCTTCTCGGCGCTGACCGTCGCGCCTTTCCGCCGCCTGATCGCCAGTTGCAGGCACTGGCAGTTGATCGTCTCGGCCGCCGATCCGGATGCGAAGTCGCGCGGGTACATCAGGGCGACGCCGCCGATGATGAACGGCTCGTGCAGCGGGATCGCATTCGATCCGGCGTAACGGGACTCGGCCGCCATGTGCGACTCTCGCCTCTCTCCCGGCCCGCGTGAGTGCAGCCACGTCTTATGAGTCATGCCCGCCTTGATGTGTCCGGCGTGCCGTGCGCGTGAAAGCGACTGGCCGACGGCGTTTCGTGCGGTCGTCATCGAGGACTTGCGCGATGAGCCCATGACCTCCTGGACGCGGGTAGCGAGTTTCTTTACGCCCTCGCCGCCGTCGACGCCTTCGATGAGCGTTCGTTTCAGGCGCGCGCGGGTCTTGTCATCCACGAGCGTCGAGATCCGCACGGAGTCGGAAGCCATGGCCGATGTGATCGCGCCGGACGACATCATTTCCCGCAGCGCGACGGCGAGCTGCTCACCTTCGAGCCCCGCCTCGACGAGTGCCTGTCGAATACCTAACTTCGAGGCATCGGCCATAAACGCCTTTATCCGGCCGCGAAACGCCTTCTTGGACGCGATCTTACCGAAGACCTGAAACAGGATGCTGTTGATGGCGATTTCCGATTTACGATTTACGAGTAACGATTTACCGTCATCCCCGAACTCCTTGCGGAGCAACTTGAGGAGTTGTTCTTCCTGTTTGATGTAGTGTGTCCGGAGCATCGCACGGAACCGCTTGGCCAGCGGCGACCAGGACACCATCCACGCCTTCCATATCCGTTTCTTTCTCGCCTCGGATGCCTTGGGACGGACATCACGGCCATCACGAAGGTCACGAAGATCACGAAGGTCACGAAGGTTCTTGTTGTTAGAACCAGACTCGCGCCGTCCTTTGTGGCCTTGGTGATCTTCGTGTCCTTTGTGATAGCCGTCTCCCTGCCCTAGTTCGTCGCCGTCCTCATCGTCCGCCGGCTCATCGACCGGCTCGACGACGTTGCCCTCGGCGACCTCTGCCGCCGGTGCCAGGTTCATCGGCAGGAAGCCGACGTTATGCCACGCCCGCTCGGGCAGGCCGAGGTTCAGCATGTCGTCGATGTCCGACATGGGGACGCCCTTGGCGAACAGTTTGTCGGCCGCATCCAGTCGCCCCAGCCTCATCTCCTGGTAGACCGGGACATCCTCGACATCCGCCCAGGCCTCGAGGTTGCCGTCGAATCGCGGCGCCAGGTGGATGTCTATCGCCTCGGCGATCCGCCCGACCAGGGGCGCCATCGTATCCTGCCAGAACCGCTGCAGCTCCGAGCCGACGTAGGCGGAAGAATCGCCTGTCGTTCCGAAGAATCCGGCCACGGACGCCGGCACGCGGTAGACCGCACAGACCTCCTCGCGATTGAGCTTCTTGCCGGCCTCGTAGACCATTTCGGTCAGCGTGTTGGCCATCGCATGATACTTGAGTCCGCCCCAGCATATCGCCAGCTTCCGCGCGTTGGCAGGCCCGCCGTGGCGCTGCTGCCACTTCGCCCATATCTGCGAATCCTGCTCCTCGTTGAACGGGGCATCGGTCTCGAGCAGCCCGCCCGGCTCGCAGGAGTTGTGGAACATCGCGGCGTTGTAGACCGAGGCGTTGTAGTCCGATGCGACGGCCAGGGATGCCGGCTGCCGTGGGGCCAGGCCGCGATGGCGGTCTCGGGGATTGAACATCGCCAGCGTGATGCACTCATCGAGCGTGATGTTGTGCGGCGTGCCGTTGGGGTCCCTGATCTGCCATCCGATCAGTCGCTCGACCAGACCGGACTTATCGACCACGGCCGTCGACTTGTGCCCCGGCACGGCGACGATCTCACGCGGTCGGCGCCCGACCATATCGAGCAGCAGCCAGTGGACCGACCCGCAGCAGTAGAGAAGGCAGACCGTCTCGGTAATGAACTGCGGCCAGGTCTGCTCGGCGTTGGGCCGTTCGAGCAGATTGAACAGGTCGCCGGTCTCTACGATCTCGCCTTCGCGCGCCTTATAGACCGCCGCCTTGGCGGCGCCGAGGCGTTTAGCCAGGTGCTTTCGGCCCCGGCGAAATCCTACCCGGACGTGTTTGTGGCCCCAGACCCTTTGTGTGCCGGCGGCCTCCCCTCGAGACAGCCTGATCGGCACGCGGGCGGCGTTCGAGTGCAGGGCGTAGATGCAGGCGTGTGTCCAGACATGCTCGTTGTACGGCTCGTTGGGTCCGCCCAGGGACTGGCCGGAGAGGACGTCCTGGCCGCTCAGGAACATCCGTGCGAACTGGCTCATCGTATCCTTGGCGGCGGCGGGCAGGGATGCGCCGCCGGAGGCCATGTCCGCCAGTGCGGCCGCCGCGTCGATCGTGCTCTGTGATGTCGTCTGTCTTGCCATCCGTGTATCCAAACGGCCTTGCCACAAAGGGCACAAAGGTCACAAAGGGGTTACGGCGTCAAAACAAGAGTCGCGCCGTTCTTCGTGCTCTTCGTGCTCTTCGTGGCC